AACAGTTTCACAAACACTGGTAAATCACCGTGGACTGAACTGTATTTTGGGTCGGCAAACGATTCTATAAGTCCGTCAGGATTTAGTCGTTTTATATTTGATTTAAATTTATCAGGTCTTACCCAAAAAATTCAAGACGGAATCATATCTACAGGATGTACAGGATTTTCGGGTATAACTCATACTTTAAGAATGACAAATACTTCGTCATTTGATAACGAGTTATTAAATGATACAACCTCAACAGGTAGAAGAAGAGCAACTTCTTTTGATTTAATATTATTTAGAATACCTTTAACTTCAGGTTCAACAGGTAATGCTCAATCTTGGGATGAGGGTGTTGGATACGATTACTATAATATAACAAAGACCTTAAATACTTCTAACGGATTATTAACACCAATAGCTCTACCTCAAGATAAATCATCGTCACAAAGACCTTCCAATTGGTTTCAAACTACAACATTAAGTGGATGGAGTACTAATGGAATATATAATAATACAACTGGAGGTAATGTTGATTATTCGGATTTAATTATTGTTGATACTCAACATTTTGAATTTGGTAATGAAGATATTGAGTTTAATATGACAAATGAAATTAATCAATATCTTACAGGTTCCACATCAGGATTTACAGGATGGGGTATTGCGTATTTACCTCAATTAGAAAATTTAACAGGGTTAACTGAAAATTATTCTGTTGGATTTTTTACAAGACACACTCAAACATTTTATGAACCGTTTTTGGAAACATCATATAACGATTTAATATTAGATAATAGAAATTCATTCTATTCTTACAATAATAATAATCTTTATTTATATTCTTATATTGGAGGGGTTCCAACGAGTTTAGACAATTTACCGTTGGTTACAATTAGAAATAACCAGGACAGTGTTATTGGTACTTATACAAGTTGTCAAATAACACAGGGTGTTTATCAAATAACAACAAGTGGGATAACTGTAACAACTCCATGTATGTTTACTGATACTTGGTCTAATTTAGTATATAATGGTGTTTCATTACCTAATGTGGTTAATGATTTAACAGTATTACCTTATCAAGGGTATTTTACATTAGGAACACAAAGTAAAGACCCTGAATTATTTGGATTTGATTTTTATGGTATTAAACAAGATGAAAAAATATTAAACACTGATTTACGAAAAGTTGGTGTAATTGTTAAAAAAGCATATTCTTCAAATGAAGTTTTAACACCTGTAACAGTATATTATAGAGTTTATGTTCACGAAGGCCAGACAGAAGTACAAGTTCAAGATTGGACGTTAGTTAATAGAGCGTCAAATGAGTACTATTTTATATTTGACACAAGAGATAAAATCCCTAATGAATATTTTATTGATTTAAAAGTATTAACATCAGGTGAAGTAGATACTTATAAAAGAACAATTAAATTCCAAATTGTTAACAAAAAATGAAAAAAGTAACATTAAAAGAAAACGAATACGTTAAATTATTAAAATTTGTTTTATCCGAAGCTTTTACGGCAGGGGAAGATAAGATTGACGCAATTTTAGATAAAATTAGTCAATCAGGTATGGAATCAATCACACCTGAAGAAAGAGAAACTCTTGAAAAATTTACTAAGGGTATTTCAATAGAAGATGAGTCATCATCTAAAGAAGATTTTATGACAAAAGCGGGTGGTTTTTGGTCTTTTGAATTTCCAGGAATGCCATCGTTTAAATTTAGATATGAGTCAACTGAAGATACTGAAGATGAAAAAATACATACAGGATATCTAACAGTTGATGATAGTGATTACTATGGTGAAATTTATTGTGATACGGAAGGTAATTTCCAAACTTGTATGTTTGAAAATACAACTGAAGGAACCAACGTATTTGAGGATTATGAAGGTTTAGAACACGATATTGAAGTGTTTTTAGATGTTGTCTGTAATGACCTAAAAGAAGATGATATGATGGCGTAATATGAAAAATTTAAATAACATAATTAAAAAAGTTCTTAAAGAGGAAAATCAAAGATACATGTTTTTCTCTAACTTAGAACAAATGAAACGCCAATGTGAAATACTACTTGGTAAAGATAAACAAATGATAGAATCAATTTTAGATAATGGACACGATTGGGCTCAAGACCATATTGCCGAAGCTAAAAATAATATGGACCAAGTATTTGATTTTATCATGAATGAAATCGAGGGTGAAGATTTTAGTAGTGATGACGCTGTAGAAGTAATGTATGAAGGTCGTAAAAAAGCGGGTACTAAATTATGTGCTCGTGGTAAAGCAGCGGCCGAGTCAAAATATGACGTGTATCCCTCAGCTTACGCTAATGGTTATGCGATTCAAGTATGTAAAGGTAAAAAACCTGGTTTAGACGGAAAAAAACGTTGTTCAGGAGCATATTGTTAATCAAAAATTTTGAATTATTAAAAAATCATAGTATGTTTGTAGTCAAATCATAAATAACATGACTATAATTAAAAAACTGTGGATTAAATATCGTCTATATCTACGTCGATTAGACCGAGAAAGTACCGAATTTGACATTTATATGTCTAACGTGAGGAAATGTTCCACCATATGTAGAAAACTCATTCATTCGGAAGATTCTGAACTCATAATTGCTCCAATATCAGACAAAAAATATATCCGTAATGATAAATTAGGTATTTTTGTTACTATGGATGGTGGACAAGTTACAGTAACTAATCATACATACAGTTATTTTATTAAATTGAGTAAAATTCAATGGGATAAATTGGTCGGTACATTTCGTAAAGAAATGGAATTTAGAGCAATGGAGATTGAAAAAGAATTAGAAACTCAAATTAATCACTCACTTGATAATATTTATAATAAAATAAATTGTTAATATTAAAGTCATGTCAAAGTTAGATACACAAATTAAAAAAGTATTAAGAGAAATGTCTGAAGAACCTGAATACGGAAGATTGGATAGAAGTTTAATTCAAGATGTTATCGATAGAATATTATCTGATGAAACGGGTGAATATAAAAATGCGTTAAGAGAATTAAATTCTGAATACAATACAGGACAATACTCAAGACCTGAAAGAACTTATGAACCTCTTAAACCAGGTATTAGAGTTAGTAAAAGTATTTATTAATCTAAAGCCTTCCTAATTAAAGATATTAAGACCGATTCGTTGGTCTTTTTCTTTTTTGGTTTGTATGAAGTCATAACAGGTTTTTGACCTTTTCCTGTTTGAGTATCTTTCTTTTCGGCCTTTCTTTTTTGTTGACAAGCCGCTTGTTTTTGAGAATCGGACATTTTAGCAGCCACACCAACCGCTCTACATTTAGGATAACTTTTTTCACTACCCTCAGGTCTACCACAAGGTGGATGTTTACCATCTTTTTTACTACAAATATTAACCCATGGACCTTTAGGTTGTTTACTACCCTTTGGTTTTTTCTTAGTTCCAAACCAAACACCTAAATCTTCATTAGTATCTTTTTTTGATTCATTCACCGAATCTACTTGATAATGTGGTTCGAGTCTCTTAAATGGAGCATACGCATATTCATCATCTCCTTCATCAGGAGCATCTTGTCTATAATCTTTATCTCTAATATGTTTTGCTAATTTTTCTCTTTTTTGAATTTCTTTTTTAGATTTTTTAACATGACCATCTAATGAATCGTAATTTATTTCAGCGTCAACATAATCAGATACAGGGTCAATAAATGGCATTAAATTTTTATCAAACCATTTTCTAATTCCTGGTCTAATTGGTGGTTTGTATGTGCCACCAACAGTTGATGTCGTAGAGGCTTCATTTAAATATTTCTCATATTCAGTTAATTTTTTAAAAATATCTAATAAGTTCGTGCTTTCCATAATCAATTTAAATTATTATCATTATATAAATATTACAAATTATGGAACATTCTAATGAAGATATATTAAAAGAAGAAATTATTGAAAAATTCAAAAATTTAAATCCTATTGGAAGTTTATTTGATGCTATTAATTATACTTCTTATGAAGATTTAGACAAATTCATAGTTAATATGTCTCAAGAACAATCTCTTTATTGTTTAATGGAGGCAGTTAAATGCTCATACAGAAGAGGTGTATTTACTCTTGAGGAAAGTGAAGCTATATCTAAATCACTTAGGATTTTATCTAAATAAAAAAAGGTCAGATTTCTCTGACCTTTTTTATTATCGATTAAGATAAGATTATCTTAACTCATTCAAATCGAATGTACGAACACCATCAACGATGATACGTCCATAGAAACGGTTATTAACCATCTTCTTAGCGTAACGTGTCATAATACCCTTGATAGGAGTAAAGTTGAATGGGTTATACATTGTTGGAGTTAATTGTAACGGTACGTATGGAGCGTAGATGTAACCAGTATCCAATAAAGAAGTACCTTTATGACCAATCAACACAGTGTTAGCTGGGAAGTATGGGTCACGGTATACTTGGTAACGACCACTTAATGTACCAACTCTCTCAATACCCATGTTGAATTGGTCCTGCTCAGGAGCCGCATTTGATACGTGGAAGTATTCCAAGTCATCAAAGATAGCACTGATTTCAGAAGATACAACAATCCAGTTAGCTCCACCTCTTAAAGTAGACTTATGGATTTGAGCTGAAATTTGGTTGATTGCAGTAATCAACGTTTGATTCCAGTCCTTTTGAGTGTAAGGAGTTGATTGGTTGTTCAGACGCTTCCATCCGTTGTAATCCCAACGTAATGTCCAAGCCGCACCTTTACGTAAGTCACGTAAAATTTCACGGTCAATTTCAGCCGCCACTTGCTCAGATAATAAAGCTGTTAATTCAGCTTCAGCATCGATGTTGTGGAATGCCGCAACGTCTTGTGCCATTTCTGGAGACCATTGTGCTCTTAATTTTCTTTCTGTTACAGAAACAGTTACTGACTCAAGGTCAAAAGAAACTTCACCAATCTTATCTTCAAATTCTAACTCTTCGTAACGTCTCCAAGCAGCTTGGATGTTAGTATATGCATTACCAGTACCAGCAGTAGCTCCTGACCAATATTGGTTAGTCAATGAAGAACCTGAATATCCATCAGGAGTTGATTGTCCACATGCGATACATGCTGGAACTTGTAAATCAACTTCTAAATAGATAAATCCTTTTTGGTCACATACGTTATCATAATAACCACCATTACCACCTGTAGTTTGAGCTCCAGGGAATGCAGCTTGTGTTGAAGTGTATTGAGGACCATACATAGCCTGACCATACTTCTGAGTTACAACACGATATAAAAGTGGAGTATATGTTGCAACACCCAAGTCGGTAGCAACGTTTGTGTTATTAGTATAAAGAACCAAATTAGATAAGAAAGATTCAGTATCTTGCTCTTGTCCGTCAGGTCCGATTAATTTACCTATACCACTAGCACTTAAACCTGAAAGTGCAACAATAACTTTACGATATTCAGTTTTTGAAGCCGCAACTTGTCCAAGAAGAGTATAACCTGAAGCAATTAACGCACCATTAGACCAAGCAACTGTCGGTGTGTTTGCAGTATAAGTTACAAAACGTCCTTTAGAATAATCGAATAAACCTGCTGGGTCAAGACCTGGCTCAGTTCCTTCGTAGAATAAATCATAAAGATTTTTTGTATATGCTCCTGAAGATGTACCATAACCTGCGTTAGGGTCACCAGGATAGTTTCCAGGAGAACCTACAGGTGCGTAGTGGTCACCTGAAGTAACGTTTACACCATTGATTGAAGAACCTCCAGAATAACCTTGGATTTGAGGTACAAAGTAGAACAATTTACCGATTGGTAAGTTCATAGCTTGTACAGAAACGATTTCGTTAGACAATAATTTAGAGAACACACGTCTGATGATAGGGAATACCACAGTCTCGAATGAACCTGAATCTGCCGTAGAAGATGCTTCGTTAATTAAATGTGACGCTTGGTTTTCATACAATTGTGCAACATTTTCTTTTAGGTGGCCTTTAAGACCTTCAAGGAACCCTAATTTGTCCCATTTGTTTATAGTGTCTTCTTTGATAACTTTCAAGTGCTTAAGACCGATGTTACCTACTAATCCACTTTCTAATAATGCTCCCATTTATTTTATAGGTTTTTTATTTTTTAAGTTTATTTTATTATTTTTGACATAATGTCTTTCATTCTCAAGAATTGAGGATTCTCATAAGTCTTAGATTCAATCAGATTAACTGCTGAACCTGACTGTGGAGCTTTATCAATTACTCTTTCGATTGACTCAGTCATGAACTTTTTGGTTTCCCCTCCAAGTTCGTCTTTTATTGTTTTATACAAAGCTTTAGACTCTTTAAGAGTTTCAGCAGAATCAAATCTTCTTAAAACGTTAATTTTTTCCTGCTTTGATGTAGAATGTTCTGTGAACAATCTTGTAGCATATGCTAAATTTGAATTAAATACGGCAACTTCGTTAAGTTTATCTCTAAACATATTTAGAGCCTTTCTGTATTCTTCATTTTTAGCCTTTAACATTTCAACTTCTTCCATGATTTCACGGTTTTCAAAAGTTAGATTTCTGTTAGGTGTAACACCTTTTCTTAAACCACGTCCTTCTTTAGAACCGAATCCATAAGTACGAGATGCTTCTTTAGCTTCTTCCTTAGTGAATTTTTTTACACCCTTTGGACTTGGCATGTCAAACATTTCACCTTCTTTGAATTCAAACTTTGGTTTAGATGTTCCTTTAGTAGGGTTAGCGTGTGATTTCTTTTCGTTAAAACCACCTTTAGATTTTTCATAATTAAATTTG